GTGAAGATGGGACTAATTCTTCCTTAGCTCTTGGTTCACTTACAAGTTGCGCTCTTAAGTTTGCATCTGATGCAAATACAGGAATCATCAGTCCTGGCCCTGATCAGCTCAGTTTAGTGACCGGAGGAGTTGCTAGACTTACAATAGACTCAGCAGGCGCTGTAACCATTCCAGGCAACGTTTCTATCACAGGAGATCTAAACGTGACTGGAGCTCAGAACTCTAACATTGCATTAATTGTTGCTCTAGGCTGATATGGCAAACACTTTTAAAATCGACACTAAGTCTAGCCTTGTTACAGACGCTGTTTCGAGTGCTAATACTAACGTTTTGACAGCAGGTGGTAGCGCCACGCTTGTTATTCTGAGTGTCCTAGTTTCAAATAAAGGTGCATCAGCAGCGGACGTCGATGTTTACCTGGTAACGAACACCGGAGACGATGTTTACATTATTCGAAACGCTCCTGTCCCTTCGGGATCCTCTTTGGAGTTGATTTCAGGTTCAAAGATAATTATGGAGTCAAGCGATATTTTGCGGGCACGTTCAGATACGGCAACCACATTAGATATTTCTGTTAGCTACCTTGAGCAGACTTGATGAAGCATGGCACTTACGTCAATTGCAACAATCTCTAATTACCATGAATTAGAGACGAAGATAGCAGACCTAGAAGCAAAAGTTGAGAAGCTATTAACCCCTGAGCGGGTATTGGAAAAAACTGATGACACCTGGGAAATTGTTCGCGAGAAACGCGACTACTTACTTAAGAGTACTGACTGGACAATGACCCCCGGGGCGTCTGTTGATCAAGCTCAATGGGCTGCATACAGGCAGGCATTAAGAGACCTTCCACAGACATATAGCTCCGCTAGATTAGAAGATATTACATGGCCCGTCCAGCCTAGTTCTACACCTGCTTGATAAAAAATGTCTTATATCGGTAATGATCTTCAAGTAGCTGCTAGCCGCTATAGAATTATTGATGATATTAGTTCTGGATTCAACGGAAGTGAGACTAGCTTCGCGCTTCAGATTGGCGGTGTAGCACCTTCACCTTTTCCTGTGAATGCGCAGCAGTGTTTGATATCGGTCAACGGTGTCATTCAGGAGCCTGACCCATCTGGTTCTGCAGGTTTCAACCTTGTCGGAACTAATATTGTATTCAGTTCTGCTCCGTCTAATGGAAATGCTTTTTTCGGTGTCGTTTTAGCCGGCGCTGACTATGTCACGGCAGGGAAGGAATTTCCGGATGGGAGCAACAGTGCGCCATCAATTACCTTCTCAAGTGACAGTGACACTGGTCTCTATCGTGCATCGTCCGGTGAAGTAGGTCTTGCCAAAAACGGGGTCGCACGTTCCTTCCAAACCCTTGAAGAAGCGCAAACGATCACAGGAGTAAAAACATATAACGCTGCAGCAATTGCGGAAGTAACTACTTTAAGCAATTCCTCTAGCACTGTGGCTGTTGATCTGTCTCTTTCGAATAACTTTACGCTTACTTTGAATGGGACTGTCAGCACTATTGGCGCACCAACCAATGCAGTAGCAGGTCAAAGCGGTTCTATTTTCCTTGTGCAGGATTCAACAGGTTCACGTACAACCGGTTGGAATAACAATTGGAAGTTTGCGGGAGGCACAGTTCCGACTCTTACGACTACAGCAAGCGCGGTTGATCGTGTCGACTACATCTGTAAAAGTAGTACTGAAATTCATGCTGTTGCTACACTGAACTATACGCGGTAGGTAGATGGCACATTTTCATAACAATGCTCTGATTGGTTCGAGTGGACAAGGTGGTGCAGGAGACTTTCAAATTGACCGCAGCTTGCGATTCGATAAAAACAAGAACTCGTATTTACATAGAACTCCGTCGTCCGCAGGTAACCGTAGAACATGGACTTGGAGCGGATGGGTAAAGCGAGCAGGAAATGATTCGGACCACCATCTCTTTGTAGCGGACAAAGACCCTAGCGCCAGTTTAGGTAATTCAACTTTTGGCAGATTTTATATTGAATCTGGTGGTGCAATTCGCTATAGCGGTTATACCGCAGCCTATCGGTCGACAACACAAGTACTACGCGATCAAAGCGCTTGGTATCATATTGTGCTTGCAGTTGACACAACCCAAGCAACAGATGATGACAGAATTAAAATTTACCTCAATGGATCGCAAATAACAGATTTCGAAACAAAAAATAATCCAACCCAAAATTTTGATTTAGCTTTTAATCAAACGACTCCTCATACGATCGGCGCACGTAGTAGATCTGGAACCATTGCTCATTGGCTTAGTGGATATTTAGCAGAAATTCACTTTGTTGATGGGCAACAGCTTGCTCCGTCTGATTTCGGTGAATTCGATGATAACAATGTCTGGCAACCTAAGGATTGTAAGAATGACCTTACGTATGGGACTAATGGTTTCTACTTAAAATTTGCCGACAATAGTAGTGTTGCTGCACTTGGTACGGATAGCAGTGGCAACAGCAATACTTGGACGCCTGTGGCACTTTCTGTTGGCACGACAACTCCGTTTAGCGCCGAATTCGATGGCACTACTAGCCAATACATAAGAAAAGCCGGCAGTGGTATCTTGCCAGGCGATACTGGTACGGGTACTTTTACGATTGAGTGTCACTTCTATCCATACACTAATAGCATTAAAGGTTTGTTTGACGGCGGCTCTGGTGAGACAAACATTATTCGAAACTATGACGCAAATGCAATTGGAAAGCAGGGTGGCCCAACTGTAGATATTACAGGGGATTATACAGTAGGCGCTTGGAACCATATGGCAGCTGTTTATGATGGTTCGGCTGATGTTTTGACTGTTTATATCAATGGTACGTCAAGCGGAACGGGCTCTTTTAGTAGTTACAATGGAGGAAATAATTTTGATATCGGAACGATCAATACAGGCGGTGACGGTAAATTTAACGGATTGATAAGAAACTTTAGAGTCACTAATAATGTCGTTTATAGCTCAAATTTTACCGCTCCATCACACTCGAATAACCTGACGAATATTTCAGGCACACAGTTACTGCTTTTCACGACAGATTCAAACGGATTGTTGACTGATGGCAGCTCTCAAGGCCACACATTGACTAATAATGGCGGAGTAACAGAATACAATCCCGCCGCTGACAATGACAGCCTAATCGATACGCCGACAGATTACGAAGCAGATTCTGGCAATAATGGTGGGAACTATGCGACGTTAAATCCGCTTGATTCGAGCTCGAATCTTACAATTAGCGACGGCAATCTAAAGGAAACGACCTCAACTAGCGGTCACCAGATGGCTAACGGCACTATTGCTGTTAATTCTGGTAAGTGGTATGTAGAAGTTGAGGTAACTTCATTGGGCGGCACCTATACGCATATAGGTATCAGCCCTATAAACACCTCCAATACTACCTTTGTAGGAAATAATGGCTATGGTTATACCCACAGTGGCAGTAAACAAGGATTAGGAACAACTACAAGCTATGGCAATAGCTATGCAGCAGGTGATTGCATTGGGATCGCATTTGATGCTGACAACGGTGCCTTGTATTTTTACAAAAATGGGGTAGCACAGAACAGCGGAACTGCTGCGTTTACAGGTATTGACACCTCAGAGCGTTGGCGATTTTCCATTAGCCACTTTAATGGTGGTGGAGCAATCGTGAACTTTGGCCAGCGTTCGTTTAAATACACCAATGCTGGAAACAATAGGCCAGCGGCAACGTATCTCAGCCTCTGCACTAAGAATCTTCCCGACCCCACGATTGCCGATGGTGCGACAGCGTTTGATGTAATTACGGCAACAGGTACTGCTGCAGATAGAACATTCACAATGTCTGGCGGTTTTGGCCCTGATTTCGTGTGGGCCAAACAGCGGAATGGAGATACTAATAATGCGCTGTTTGACACCGTGCGGGGCGCTACTAAGCGTTTGGTTTCAAACAGCAGGAACAATGAAGATACGCAGGGAACTCAGCTAAAAAGTTTTTCCAGCACTGGTTTTACTTACGGTTCTGATATTCCTAACAATAGTGGTCAGACAGGTGTTTATTGGTGCTGGGACGGTGGAACGTCAACGGTCACCAATACTGACGGAAGCATCACTTCTACAGTAAGAGCCTCCACATCAAACGGTTTTAGTATCGTTAAATATACAGGCACGCAGCAAAATGCTACAGTTGGGCACGGCCTTAATGCACCCCCTGATTGGATTATTTTCAAGGACATTAACCGGAATGATGAACCTTGGTTCGTATATCATTCAACCATGGGGAGTTCTGCCTATCAGTTCTTGAACACAACAGCTGCTAAAACAACTGGTCAGTCTGATTTTATGAACAGCACTGATCCCACAAGCAGTGTATTTAGTCTCGGTAATGCAATTGGCAAACAAAACCGAAGCGGAAGTAACTTTTTGGCTCTATGTTGGTCGGCTGTTGAAGGCTTTAGCTCGTTTGGTGAGTACACCGGCAACGGTTCAGCTGACGGTCCGTTTGTACATACCGGTTTTAGGCCAAGGTGGATCCTGATCAAAGGTTCGAGCTCGGGTGGTTCAAACTATAACTGGGCATTCGTTGATACAGAACGATCTTTCGCAAACGTCGCAAACCATACTCTTGCGGCAAACTTGACTAAACCAGAGAGTTATTATGGCGACGGATCTAGCGTAGGGGGTGCTAACAATAAATTGGACATCCTATCTAACGGTTTTAAAATTAGAGAAAATGCAACCTTCCATAACGATAGTGGAGTTACCTACATCTACGCTGCATTTGCCGAGCACCCCTTCAAATACGCCCGTGCGCGGTAAATTTCCTTGATTTAGATTATTTAAAAAGCAACAAAATAATGTACGTACTCGATGACCGACGCTTGAAGTATGATGTCCCTTTCACCGTAGGGGACGTCACATATCCTGCTAATTGGCTGCGGCTTTCCACTAAAGAACAAAGAGAGGCTTTGGGAATTGTTGAAAGGCCTGATGTCGTTGAACGCTACTATGACCACCGCTTCTATTGGGCTGTAGATAATCCTAAAACTTTGGAGGACACTGCAGTATTAGATAATGAAGGTAACGAAACAGGAGAAATTCAGACCGGACTTAAAACCGCATGGGTAAAAAGACAAAAGGATGCAGCCGCCAATCTGCTTCTTTTAACAGATTGGTACGTGACACGTAAAGCCGAAACTGGTAAAACAATTCCAGACGGGATCACGACTACGCGATCGGCAATTCGTGCTACTTGTGAACAGCGTGAAACTGAAATCAATGAGTGCACAACGACCGAAGAGCTTGCTGCTCTTATCCGTGAAGGCAGACTGACCGCTTGGCCGGCAACAGGTCTGGGTTAGCCCAGAGAGTAATTCATTTAGAATAAGTCTATCTAGGCGGTAATAAACAGTGCCATACCTTGGTCGGCAAATTGCTCGTGGTCAGAACCGTAAAATCGACGATGTGTCGAGCAGCTTTAATGGCGGTACGGCCACATTTAATCTACGTGCTTCGGGCGATCCCGTTTATCCAGCAACCACCAACCAGCTATTTGTCTCTGTTGGTGGCGTGATGCAAGACCCAGGCACGGACTTTACTGTGGCTGGTGATCAGGTGACCTTTACGACAGCTCCGGCGGCTGGATTAAGCTTTTTCGCCTTAATGCAGGGCGACGCTGTCGATACAAATACACCTGGAGACGGAACAGTCACGACTTCAAAAATCGGAGACGACCAGGTCACGGGAGCTAAATTAGCCGATAATATTACGATATCGACAACAAGCACAATATCTGATGCTGCAGGAAACCTCCGAGATGTTCCTCAAAATGCCCAAACAGGAGCATATGTATTGGTTGCTGGCGATGCGGGCAAGCATATCAGTATTA